TAGTAGCTGACAACCAATTAAACTTAATATGTAAAGACAGTCAAGTATTCTTGTCTAAAAAAATTCAAATCAACAATCCTATGCAAGTACAAGCACAAGTAACTGTATGGCTGGAATTATTAAATAAATTTGTCAAGTTGCTACCAGATGAAGAAGTATCAATTACTTTTAATGAAAAACTAATAATTGAGTATGGATACAAAGGTAAATTTAGTTTTGGCCTTTTAGAAGACAAGGAACTAATAACAGAGTCAAAATATACTCAACAAGTAATAGTTAATAGTCCTGATTTTATTACTGTTTTAAAACAAGCTAGTAAATTCGTCAGCAAAGATACAAGTAAAATTTCTTTGACGGGTATTCACGTTCGTGCCGACAAATTAAATTCAGTAGTAGTCGGATGTAACGGTCATTTTATTGGCAAATTCTCAACAGTGATGTTAGGAGACAAAACCGAGTTTATCGTGTCTCCTGATATTGTTAAATATTTACCTGAATCAGGGCTTTTAGCTTTACACATTGATCAGGAAAACAATCTGATTAAATTTTGTTTATCTGACGGTACTACAGTGGTTCAAAACTTAATCAATAATATTAACAATCTCAGTTCTTTTCACTGGAAAATATCAAATAACATTATGTTAGTGGACAAACAGCCACTATTAAAAGAACTAGAAATACTAAGCAAATTTAAAGAATTTTGCTTCTTGACTACTAAGAATGGTCAAATATTAATTGAAGCTGAAAATACTGAAAGTTTTGTAACTGGATGCAATATCGGAAACACTGAAGATATTAGCACTACAGTTAATATTAAATATTTAGTAAATGCACTCAAAAGTATACCGACACCCAAAAAGACAAAAAAAGCCAAGACTAATTATGATATAAGTATTTCTTGGGAGCATTTAACTAGTGGGTTAATCACAATCAGTTCTAATACCAAAGATAAAATAATCCTAGGAATTGGTCCAATCATGCCCATAGATAACAACAAAGTTGTCACCATAAACAAGTTTGGGTTTCACACGCCATGTACTTTACCTTATGAATATAAAAATAACTGCTTAACAGTTACCGAGAATGATAATAGTTACTTACGTGCTGAATATTTAAGAAATTAAAAATGGTAGTTGATGTTGAGTTGATGTCAACAGGTACTACAGCGATCGCTCAAGTACTTAACCGTAAAATAGCTACACAAAGATATTTGTAAAAGTTCAGTACACAAATACTTGACAACAAATAGTAGAATAGACTATAGTAATTACATACACAGGAAACAAGGGAGACAGACAATGACTACAACATTAAACCAGTATACTCAACAAGATTACAGTGCAATTAACCGGGTTTTAAGATACGGGAAAAATCATGAGTCAGTAGAACAAATAATTGAAGATTTACAAAATGTTAAATGCTTTAAAGGAACAGTCTATCGTGGCTTAACCCTTCACAAGTCAGAAATATCAACAACCTTTAAAGTGGGTAGAGTTTATAGAGATATGGGCTTTATGTCCACATCCAAAAGCCAAGTCATAGCTCAGAAATTCAACTGCTTGGGTGTACCATTCTCCAGAACAGACAACAGATCGATTACCCTTGTGATTGAGTCTAAAACCGGGAGAGATATTTCTAAGTTCTCTGAATACCCTGAAGAACGAGAGGTATTGTTCTTACCTTTGACTGGCTTTGAAGTTCTTTCTATTGAGAAAGACGGCTGGGAAGAATATACAATAGTTTTGAAAGAAATTTAATTAATATATAAACTACTTTAAATAACTTGTAACCGCTTAGATGAAAGTCTAAGCGGTTCTTTTATGTTCAAATACGTAAATTAAAAATGGTACTTGAATCTGATATTTTAATCTGATATCAACAGGTACTACAGCGATCGCTCAAGTACCCAACCGTAAAATAGCTACACAAAGATATTTTTAAAAGTTCAGTACACAAACTACTTGACAATAAATAGTAGAATAGACTATAGTAATTACATAAGCAAAAAACAAGGGAGACAAAACAAATGAACACTTACGCAATTACAAAAACCACCAAGAAATCAGTAACAGTAGTATTTACATTAGTAAATAGAAAAACCAAATCAACATCAGAACTAAAAAAAATTATTAAAACTTATAGCGATATTACAGATGGTCTGGGTTGGTTAGAAGAATCAGAGTTTGTAGCGTTCATTGATGCTGTAAAATTCCTGCTAACACCGGAAGAGTTAGCTAAAATCACCAAAGTTTACACCCCTAACGCTATTCAAAAACTGGAAACAGCTAAACAAGTGAAAACTAGAAAAGATTGGTATAATAACCCTGCCAATATGGCTAAAATGAACCGCGAGATTAAAAAGATGCAGAATGATCCAGGGTTCATGACTGGTAACGATATCACCAAAGAATTAATTGATTCCACAATTAATAAAGACGTTCAAAGATTATACGGACTTGCTTAAATTAAACCTACAACCCTTGATTAACAAGGGTTTTTTAATATTTAAAATTATTTTAAAAATCTATTGACAATAAATAAAAGATAGACTATAATAACTACATACACAGAAAACAAAGGAGACACAAATGTTCATTGAATTTGAAACCAACCAATCTGAATTTATTACCATTGACGTTACAGAAGTCAAAACCTGGTCTCAAGATTCCTTGGTCAGATATGCGTCTGAACAATTAGGAGTAGATTATGTTGACTGGAAGGTCATCAGGAAACTGAAAGATAGGAAGATTACTAATATAGACTGGCGACCCTTGAAAGTTGCTTATCGTCAAGAATGGCTCACCTTGAGAAGACCACCGCGCAAGTTTCTCATGTCTATTTAATTTTAAACCCCCCGGATTAGCACTAATCCAGGGGGTTTCGTTTTTGACTAATTAAATCACATCAACTACTGATGGATACCACTGTAGCGACTGGACGGTTTTGTTATGTCCCTTTGCAGTATCTAAAACTATTTGAGAATATTGTTTTCCTTCCTCTGTGGCTACCCACAGAGGATTATTGTTAGCGGTGTTTTTGACCTGTAAGCCCTTTTCCTCTAGTAATGAGTTCATCTTTTGCGCTGACAATTTTACCCCGGTTCTAGCTTCATATAATTCCGCTAGTTTGCCTGGTCGGATCAGCTTATCCTCAACAGGAATACTTAGCAGTGACTTTGATTCTTCCATCGCCGAAGCGAGCGCCGGGTAAATTTTAGCAACTTGGTTAGCCTTGACTGCGGCTTTTAAGTTGGGGTGAACGTCAGTACCATCAAGTATTAAATCTATAAGTATACTTGCATCTTGACACAATCCCACAAGCCCCCTATCCTTAAATTCTTGTTTTTCCCAACCCACCTGTTTTTGCATCCATACCCGGACACCAATGGACGTAAAAACAGTATCCACAAGTTCAGCTTGTTTCTTGCAATACCTACCAGCTTTATATGCGTAGTATTTCGCTATGACTGCGATCGCTACATCTGGTATTCCTGCTTCTGACCACGAGATTTGTTCACCACTATCAAACCCATACTCTGTAAGCATTTCAGCCAATTTAGAGGGATTTTGTTCACCACTCTTGAAGCTACTCAAAAGTGAAACATGATCAACATCCATCAGTCTAGCGACCGCACGAATAGAGGCTTTACCTTTACCTTCGGGGTCAACGGTAATTTCGTTCTTGATTTGTTCAATGATTAATGCTAAATTAGTCACGACAGATTAACCCGCCTTTTTCGGGTGAAATGTTAACCAGTGATACAACCGTTCTGGGTGCTACTACACTCTTTACGGTGCTGGTTTGAATTATTATAGCACGTAATCGCAAATATAACAATCTTTATTGACGTATTGACTAAAAACCCCTGGACTAGCGACAATCCAGGGGTTTTGTTTTTGAATAAATCCCCAACCGTAAAATAGTTACACAAAGATATTTTTAAAAGTTCAGTACATAAACCTGTTGACAATAAATAATGAAATAGACTATAGTAGTTATATAAACAAAAACAAGAGAGACAAGACAATGGCTACTACAACATTTTCAGTATTAATCAAACAGATGAGTAAGTTTTCCAGCTTAGAGTCCGCCAGGACTTTTTGTGACAACGCAGTTAAAATCAATATGATATTGATGGGGGATGATGGAAAATACTGGGTAGGATTACCTAAATACACAAATCAGCTTCACGCCCAAGGATATGAGTATATTAAATGAAACAACCTACGTACTACAAAACCCCTGGACTGTCGCTAATCCAGGGGTTTTGTTTTTGACTAATTAAATCAATTCTTTACTGACTGAATAACAAGTGTAGTTGTTTCGGGTAGAGCAATACCAGGGTAAGCGACACGCCAAGCATCATGAGAATATAAATTTTTCTCAACAAATCTTGGGCATGGCACTTTTTTAATTTCCAATCCCATTTTTACGGATACTGCTTTGAGTCTGTACCACTTAAACCGAGTTTCTGAAATACCGTTAAATTTGGCTATGCGGACAATAGAGGAATAGCTGAACAATTCATCAACCGCTTCAGATAGGCACTCATTTTGTTGTTCTAAAAGGATGTTTTGTGCTTCTAGTCGTTCGTTCTCTTCTGCCAACTTTGCGGCTTCTAGCAACGCTTGAGAATAGGTTTTTGGTATTTGGTGTGCGATCGCTGTACTACCTGTTGACATCAGATCAAAAATATGTCCATCACACCACACAGCAAATTCTGGACTAATCCATCGGGCTAAGTTGATAGCTAAACTAGGATGTCCCCAAGTACCGCCGTTTACCCCCTCTTCTGAATAAACTACCTCAGATGTGAGTGAGTTAGCTAAAATCCTTATGTAGTCTTGAGTTTGCTTTAGTCGCGTCCAGTTGTCAAGTCGTTTCCCGTTGGCTTGACACATCTGAGTAAGGTTGATAAACCCGTTTTGACAGCGAGAAATTGTTTGTCCGTTATAATCAAAAACTGCTAAATTATTCATGTGACCTCGGTGTTAGGTTACTTCCCCTGCGGACTTGGTGTTAGTTGCACCATCCGGCGAGGGGATTACATAGTAATTATAGCACAGTTTTTAATACATTGCCAAAAAACTTACAATAACCACTGACTAATTACTGCTTGTGCTACCTTTTCCATCATGCGCGGTGGTACACTCATACCTATCATATATTTACCTATTCTTGTACTTCTGGCTTTATAATCATCTGGAAATGAGCCTAAGCGTTTATATTCTCTATAAGTTAGTTTTCTGCATACATCCCAATGCGTATATAGTTCCGGTGTAGAACTAAGCGTACTAGCAGGGCAACTATCATCTAACCTTTTATTGTTAAAGCAAGCATTACGCTTCTCTGTCTTTAATAAAAAAGTTTCGTACGCATCACCTTTGCGTGTATGCTCCCAACACTTAATATCGTTGGGACTAGGACGGGTTTCTTTGATTTCATCCTGTGTAAGCACTTGCAAATCACTAGTGGCTTCTCCCGTGCTAATCCATCGGTGCTTAAGTGCTAATATCAGCTTAGGTTTGTAGATATCGTTGCGTAGTGCAATAAAAAATACCCGTTCTCGTCTCTGCGGTACACCACAGTCAGCAGCGTTAACTAAGAATAGTTGCGGACTATAACCAATAGCTTTGAATCTGTCAATAATAAGTTTGCAATAACCTTTAGCATTACCTAATATTAACCCCTTGACATTTTCAGCGATCGCCACCTTGGGTTTTAGCTTTTCAACTAAGTTTAAATAATCAAAGAAGAGGTCATCTAACACTTGTACAGCTTGACCTTCCCGAAAGTGTTTTTTCTTCCCCCAGTCCTTTTCTCTGTTCCCTGATACTGAAAAATTAGAACAAGGAGGGCTGCCATCTAATATATCTAAATGGTAGAGTTCACTGGGCAACTGTTTCTTGATTAAGTCCTTAACTGGACACAAGAAATAATGTTGAAGATTAAGATTTAGCTGATAATGATAAGCCATTTCCGGATCAATATCATTAGCAGCAATGACATCACATCCTGCCAGTTTATAACCCATAGAACTACCACCACCGCAACTAAAAGTTGACATTACCTTTAGTCCATTTTGGGGTACAAACTTCAAATCTTTTAAGTACCAGGCGTGGGGATTATTCATTTTTTATCATTGTACTGAAAACCACATTTAGGACACTTGTGGTCAAATTCAAACTCATCTACATTGACTTCCTTGGTTGACGATTTTGGGCTGTAAGGTTCATTGGTTTCCTCTTCCTGTTCATCATCCAGAAAACTTAATTCCAATTCCCCAAAGCCCGTTAAACCCAGATCAAATTCACTATCCTGTAGAAACTCAAAATCCAGTTTCAACATTTCCGGATCAAATCCAGTATTCATGGTCAGCTTGTTATGTGCTAACCGATATGCCACTTTTTGAGCATCTGACAGCCCAGTAACTTGAATTACGGGAATTGTATTGTCACCTCGTTTCTTGGCTGCTAAAAGCCGACCGTGACCTTCTAATATTTCACCATTCTCATCTACTGCCACCGGGTCGAGAAATGTAAATTCCTCAATAGAGTTGGCTATCTGTTCAATGTGAGAATCAGGGTGCAACTTAGCATTGTTCTCATAAGGACTTAGACGCTCAATGTCCCATTCTTCAATTTGTCCACGCTTAATTTTGTTCATCAAAGTACCACTTATACGCTTTTTTCATTACACGCCGTATCATATCACGTTTATGTTCACTGAGTCCACTAAACTCAATTAATCCATTCACTTTTTCCTGGGGGATATCCCTCAGCAATCTCCCCAAAGCAACTCCCACAAATGCAGTACCTAAAATCTCAATTCCTGTAAAATCCAATTGCACCGACTCATTACGTAGTAAGTGGTAATGAATTGCCTTATATACAGTTTCTCCATGCTCAATAGCGATCGCGTTATATCCAGTAAAATCAAAAACTTTAAATGACTTCATCTTCACCTCCATTGCTTGGATCAATAATTTGGTAGCCTTCCCTAGATAGCTTATCAGCAGCCGCGTTGACATCAACAAAGTATTTTATTCCTCTAGTCTCATTAATGGCACTTGTTGACCGCTGTAAGGCTTGCGACCATTGATTTGTTTCGGGTGCGCTATGTAGAGAAATTGCTTTCTTTCTTTCTTCTCCCGTCAGTTCTAAATCTTCTGCCAATTGCCGTGCCTTAACCTCAATTATTTTAGCCACATAATCCCTAGCGAGTTTGTGTACTTTGTAATTTTCAATGACAATTTGAGAGAGTTCATCTGATATTTTCTCAGATGCTTTCTGTATAGTTTTAACTTGAATAGTTGTCTTTAGGGTGTCTTGGTACTGTCGCCTTTGGTCTACCCATAATTCTCGTCTTACCCATACCTCAACAGTTCCCTTACCCAAGCCAGCCTCGACAGCCAGTTTTCTAATACCTATATCCTCTTCACTTTCAACGTAGCGACGGCGACACTGTTCTTTAGTCCAAGGTTTTGGTAGTTTTTCCCATTTCATAGTATTAAAACCTCAACATTTTTATTTTTAATAATTACATATAATTAATTGTTATGCACAATATCAGTAGAAATATCTTATAATTTTTATTGAATATATAGCCCGATTAAACTTGATTAAGGACGAAACACCTGAATCAAACTCAGTTCCAGTTTAAATACTTTATCGCTAGATGGTGTCCACTTAAACGTCTCGCAACGGTACAAAGTGGAATTAAAGTAAAAAGGCTTACCTAAATTATTAGTTAAAAAAGTATCAATCTCTGAATAAGTAAATAAACTATCAATGGTCAAGGTCAAAGTCTGCGTACCGACCACCTGGTTAAGCTGGTTTCTATTCCCTTTCTCATCCACACCACCCTGGTAGTTTTGAGATAAGAAACTTGCTTCAAAACTTATGGCATTATCCCAACTGATTTTAAGAGAACTAGGCGCATTTGGGAACATAATGATAAAGCTGTCAGCATTACTGACAGCACCCTTAATATATCTGAGCTTGACATTATTATTGTAGCGTAAAATCTTTGTTTTAATTGCCTCAATGTCATATATTTGGTTTAAATGCTATAATATTTAAACCTAGTCGCGTGGTGATGTTGCGAGCATCAAGCCACCACTAGGAGTAGGTCCAACATACCCACGCATCTATTTTACCATGAAAACTTTTGAATTTAAACTTGACCCCACGGTTGCACAGGTACAAACGATTAATCAATGGCTAGACAAACTCAAGTGGGTTTGGAATACAGGGCTGTCACTCAAACTAGCAGGAAGACAGAAATATTATAGAGAGAAAGAAATAGGCGATCGCATTATTCCTGATGGTGTAGTTTTGCAGTGGAAATGGCGAAAGGTTGTTACTGAAGACAAGAAAGGTAAGTCTACTGAGAAATGGGAGAAAGTCCGCTTAGTCGG